ATACCAAGTTCTCTCATTATTATGAGCAGTATGAGATTGAAGCTAACTCATACGAAGAAGCTGTAGATTCCGTAATGGAAAGTATAAATTACGGAACTGACGATTATCCTATTAATGTAGAGAGAACTTGGTATGAGTTCGATCATAAAGAAGTTTTAACAGGAAGCAACGATCACGTTGGTTTGTTTGCTGTTGAATCTACCGATCCAGAGAATGATACCTTACTTATTACGGAGTCTGTTGGTAACTGGAGAGATTGTACTGGTGAAGAATGGGTAAAAGATCGTGACGAAGCTGTAGCAGCAGGGTACACTTATTCTTCCTAATGAGTATTTATTTTCGTTCATCGCTTGGAATTGATTTTCCAAAAGCTCCTTACATAGGTCAGATTCATTATGATCCTGACCTTAAAAGGACATTTAGATATGAAGAAAAAGATTTTGGCGACTGTATTTTGAAATCAACAATAGATTGGTTTCATTGGGTCGATATAACTGATAAAGACCTTTTATGACTTCTGAGGCAAGATCTCCTGATGTTAGACCAGGTTGTTACGCTGCTTTTTTGTAATCTTGGGAACCATGACCCTCATATTCCTGGCACAATTTTACAAATGATAATACAAGTTCCCATCGAGGATTTAGTGGTGGGTCAAAAGGGGGGAACTCCTGATAAAATGCCACTAAATAAGCTAACTAGATCTGTAAGTCCTCAGTCTACTATACTACATTAAAAAACATGGCTACTAAAGGATCATCACTATTTGAAAAAGATAAGCTGATACGAACTACAGTTCAGCTTAGAACCTCTCAGCATAAAGCATTGGAAAGTCTTAGCGGACCAGGGAAATCTATATCCCACTTGGTTAGAACTGCTGTTGATACTTATTTAGAACCTCTTTATGAACAGGCTCACGAGGATCAAAAAATGGACAGAATGTTAAGCGAAATGGAAAGACTAAATGAAAAACTGGATCAAAGAGAAATATCAATGAACGATATTTTTGACGATTTAAAAACTAAAGTTTGATACTATGCCAATGACAGAAAAACAAAGAAAGGCTACTAAAGACTATTTTCAAGCATTAGCTAAATTGTCTGATAGATATTTGTTTGAAAATATGTCAAACAAAGACTATGTAGAAGAAAGAAGTGCCATTGAAACTAATTATTTAAAGACAATTTACAGCAAGTAAAAATGAAAAGAATAACATGGGTCGAATGCCCAGGCTGTAAAATGTACAGCGATCAGAAAGTAATTATGTCTCAACGTAATTCAAAATTTATAACTATACGTAGGAGACTGTGTTATGAGTGTGGACACAAATGGTTTACGATCCAGTACCCAGAAATGATAGTACCTGACATACAGGCTCGTTATGCTTCCCGTGAATGATTTTTTTGATACTGTCTTATCTGTCTTATAAGTTTTAGTTTTTCTATAAATAAACGAAATCTGTAAAGCAGTTTGTTTTTAATTGGAGGTGTTTGTAATACAGCTAATTTTGCTTCAAGCTCCAACATACGCATCATTGCATTGGATAGTACAATTTCAGTTCTTGCATGATTTTTCATCATGTCTATGCAAAAAGCCTTTAACTTGTCTATATCATTACAACCCATAACTTCCCTGCATCTCATTTCAACCGCTAACTGTGTTTCCATAGGTAGAGGGGTTGAGATAAATCTTATGAAGCTATCATTCTTCATATCATTGAAGATTTGTGGTAGAGCCTGGGAACATTCTGGACTCGATAAAAGCAACCGCTTGATCGTCTATTGTGTTATCTGTTTGTTTAGCTATCGCTTTTAGCAAATCCATGATCAGTCTTTTCATTGCTTTTGACTGTATAAAAACCATAAGTATAGGTTTTAGAATTTTTACCATTTGTCTGTTATGTCTACTTCTACCTTAACGCTTATTGCCAATCTTGGCCTCAATCTTTATATTTATAGTATATCACTAGGATTATGACAACAAAAGACCCAAAAACCGAACAAATAATAGAAGAAAAAGAAGAAAAAGAAGGTCCATCTCTTATCTCAAATCTAGTTCAGATGATTATTTTGTTTTGGAGTTTAGCAGTAATTTCTTTTGCGTATTTTGGAAATTCAACCAAACAAATTGACACTACATTTGCTGCTGGATTGCTGTCAGCAGTGATGTCAAATATGGGTCTGCAGGTGAAAAACAGCAGTAATGGCAAGAAACGGCCTAATAATGTAACATCAGGTAAAGATCCTTCAAGTAAATGAAAAAAATTCTTCCACTTTTGCTAGTTGCTGGTATTCCAGCTTCTTATGCTGGAGGCATAAGTCATTCAATTTCATCAAGTGTGCAACTTGAGGCAGTATCGGCTGGTAGTATTGCCGAGAAAGTTTCAAGTTCATACAGTATCTCAGGTAGCGGTGTAACTACTTTAGATTCTGATGATGCAAATAGTATTGGTGGGTTTGGAGGTGCAACAGATGGCGTACCATCAATTACTTTCCCAGATTCAGTTGCACAAACTACAGCAGGTGAAGCCTTCAACTACACTACAAGTTACATAGAAGGAGATGCTACGCCTTCAGCAGCAGCTACAGTAGGTGAGATACCAAATTTCTCAAATATCACATCAACTGAGGCAGCAAGTGTTGGCACAGCAGATATTGGTTTAGATAATCATACTATTACTTTAACCCCTGGAACTGGTACAGGTGTTACGCTTACTGGTTCTTTTGTTACCGACTTGACCATTGACTGATGTGGAGGACACTTCCGTTTGTTTTTCTTATATCTAGCCCTGTCTACGCTGTGCCTATTGTGCCTAACTTCACTCAGGGTAGTTCCAGCAGCCGAACAGAAACTACCACAAATATTACAGAGACTATACGAACATCAAACTATAATTCTGGGTACACATATTCAGTTACAGGATCAGGTATCGAACATGATGGAACAACTATATCTGCTCCAAATGCAACCGTTACTGAAAATATAAATGGTACTACTTACACATGGACAGGTTTAGATTTAGGAGAGAAACCAAATTGGTCAATAACAAACCCTGGAGATGCCTTTCAATTTACAGAAGTCTATACACCACCTGGTCTCGAATCTGTCACAGACGTAACACGCACCATAGAATCTCAAAGCGTAACGGATACCACAACTATATTCTCGCAATAAGTCTCTTAGGTAATCCTGTATTAGCTAACACCTCAAATACTGCTGCTCCTTCCGCATCTGCATCAGGCAGTGTATCGAATTTCGCCACACAAGTATTGCAGGGAAACACTATAGAAAATCATTACGGAAATGGTATTAGATGCCAAGGCCCACAAATGTCATTCAGCCCATTCGTTACCACTTCGTTTAATCAAAAGCGACCATTTGATTACACCTATTTAACTCCTGTATATAACGATGCTACAGATCCAGATACAGGAGAACTAACAAATCCAGGAGAAATATTATTTTATAGAGAAAATTATAGCGGTAATAAGGATAGCCTTGGAATTAATTTTGGAGCAGCGTTGACTTTTACCTTTCCATTGGATCAAAGATTTCAAGATGCCTGTTTAAATTCTGCAACGACCCAAGAGAAAATACAAAGCCAGATACTATCTAAAGAAAGGTTGAACTACGAATTGGCAAGGCTTAAAAATTGCGGAGAGTTGAAAATTAAGGGAATATCATTTGCTACTGATAGTCCTTATCATGATCTATGCAAAGATGTAATTGTCGCTGAAAAGATGAATCAAGTATTACCTCACACCCATAAATTAAAGTAGACAAGTCACGGGTATTAAACTTATCTACGGATAACTATTCTACCTTATCTTTTTCACTTTTACTTAAAGACTGAAAAGCCTTACGCACCAAGGGTTTTACTAAATTAAGAATGATCGGAGCAGAACAGCCGACCAAAGCAAGACTAAAAACCCCAGTAAACTGCTTAAAACTTGGAATGTATTGCGAAATGAACGGTACGTCTTCATACAAAGTGATACATTCTATCCCATTTGTACCACGTTCATAGCCGATAACACGCTCTAGTTTTTTATCGTTACGAAAATCTCCTATTTTTTGCTCTTTGTTACTAGGACAGGGTGGGATTTTTAATTTTTTATCTTTTTTCTTCTGTGGTATCTGAGGCTT